GCTTTTCCTAATATAGAATTAACCATTATAAATTAATTATATATTAATATTTAATATTTAATTGAAAATAACAAATTTTCCAAAATAAGAATCATTTTTAAGTTCATTTAAATAATGCCATAATCGTTTTCTATTATAAACAATTGCGGAATTTTCAGGAGCATTTTCAAATTGAACAATTGAATCGATTAGTTCTTCTTTTTTAAGTTTTCTTTTGGGTAAATTATAATAATTGATAATATGATGTAATTTATTGATATTATAATTTTGATTGTAATCCATTTGTTGTGCCATAACATTATCAGAGTCAAAGTATTCAAACTCCTCTTCAAAATCCGAAAAAAAAGATTCATTGTTAATCAAACTATCAATTTCCTCCTTATTTTCTTGATGTTTACCTTTGTTTTCCTGGATTTCATATTGTAATTTATTTGTACTCATTTATATATAATATTAATCATGATTTGTTTAATATTATTTTTATTTTAATTTATCAGAAATATCCATATGCTTAAATTTACACTTAGATGATATACCCAAGTTAATATTCGAATCACTAGTTTTTATAGATTCAATATTATTACTAATAATATTCCAACTATTATGTTTTGTAAGAATGAGAAATGGGATATTAGTTAATAATGTATAAAGATTTTCAGAAAGTTCTTCATTTTCCTTCTTTTTTGAAACATCGTTTTTGTTAGACATTAGTATATTTTGAATATTACTAATATTCGCAAAAACAATATCTATCGTAATAACATTGTTTTTATATAAATTTGTAAGAAATAGACTCATAGATCGTCTTTTATCATTAGAAATATTCATATCGCAGAAAGCGTCATAATTTTCTTCTGGACTAACAAAGACCATATTATCAAATAATTTCATAAATTCAGTAATATTGTTATCAATAATATTATCCATAAAATCATATTCCGAAAGTAGTTTACTACATAATCTAGCATAAACATTACTATTAAATTTGTTCGATGTAGCCATATTAAAGATAGAAAACCCAATTTTATTAATAGACTCTTCATTATAATTACCATTTTCTTGAATTTCATTAAGGGTAGAAATCATTGTTTCAATAATCTTATCATAAGTCTTTTCAGTCAATTTATTAATTAGTAAACGAATAGAATCGATTTCCTTTTCAATGCCTTCTTTTTTAACGATTTCAGTTTTTTGAAAAGAACGAATAGCTTCCCAATCTTCAGAATTTATTTCTTCATTCTTCTTTTTTCTTCTATTACCGCCACCTGGTGTATTTTTATTTTGAAAGCTAGGAGTTTTATCATAAGAAGGGGCACCAACTTGTTCTGATATGGTATTAATTATTTTAATAGTATCTTCTGGTAAAGTAATATGTTCCGTTTTCCAACAAATATTTTCAATTTGAGATAATGTATAAATTACAGTCGCCATTCTTATATTATAAATGGTTATAAATTTATTATTTTATATCAATTTTTTTAAATAATAATAAATATTGAAATGAACTGGCTTAAACAATTAGAATTATATAGTTTATGGAGACTACAACTGTTAGCAATTGGGATGAATTAGAATTAAAAGAAAATTTATTACGAGGAATATATAGTTTTGGATTTGAAAAACCAAGTCCAATTCAAGCAAAGAGTATAGGTCCTATTATGAGTGGTAAAGATGTAATAGCACAAGCTCAATCGGGAACTGGAAAGACAGGAGCTTTTTCCGTTTCGACTTTACAACGAATTGATGAAAATAAGAAGGAGATTCAAGGATTAATTATGGCACCAACAAGAGAATTGGCTACTCAGATTCATGGTGTAATTCAAACATTAGGTTCCTTTTTAGATGTTTCGTGTAAGTTATTAATTGGAGGGAGATCAATGGATACCGATATTAAAGATTTGGAGAGTAAACCACAGGTTTTGGTAGGAACACCTGGAAGAGTTCATGATTTGATTCGTAGAAAGAAGATTGATGCTAAAACAATAAAAATTTTAGTTTTAGATGAGGCAGATGAGATGTTATCTGCGGGATTTAAAGAACAGGTTTATAATATTTTCCAATTTTTGGGTAATCAAGTTCAGGTAACACTTTTTAGTGCTACTTTACCGAATGAGATTCAACAATTAACGGAAAAGTTTATGAGAGATCCGATTCGCATTTTAGTAAAGGCTGAGAATGTTACATTGGAGGGCATTAAACAGTATTTTGTAGCTATTGAAAATGATAATCAAAAATATGAGACATTAAAGGACCTGTATGGTCATATTTCAGTAAGTCAATGTATTATTTATTGTAATAGTATTAAGAGAGTAAGTGATCTTTGTGAAGCATTAATTAAAGATAATTTCCCAGTTTGTCAAATTCATAGTGGTATGGAGAAGGAGGAGAGAGAACAGGCATATAAAGAGTTCAGTTGTGGAGGAGCAAGAGTATTGATTTCATCAAATTTAACTGCTCGTGGAATTGATGTCCAACAAGTAAGCACTGTTATTAATTTTGATTTACCAAAAGATATTCATACATATATTCATCGTATTGGTCGTTCAGGAAGATGGGGAAGAAAGGGTTTAGGTATAAATTTAGTGACTAGGCGCGATGTTAGAAAAATGAAAGAGATTGAGTCTTACTATGAAACACAGATAGATGAATTACCAAATTCATTTGGTAATACAGCTGATTCGTAATTTATAGATTTATTAATTAATATATTTAATTAATGAATTCAGAATTTGAACATCCAATATTTTATGTTGAAAAAAAGCAGAAGTTAGACGATAATATTATCGAGGATTTAGAATTATTAGAATTAACCAAAGACAGTGATGAAAGAAAAAGTTTGTTAGAAACAGTTATAAATCCACAGTCTAAAATAGGTGTAGAAAATCTGAACAAGTTGTGTGAATATTATACTGATGATAAAAATTTTATAAAGGATACGCAAAATATAATAAGTAAATGGAAAACAGACACAGAATTAGCAGGTAAACAAAAAGTGTATGATGAATTCTACGATATGTTGAAAGAGATAAAAAATGATGAAAACTTTATCGATAGGTATTATTATGTTGATGTAGATTTTTTCAAATTTTTAAATAATTCATCACCATTTCTTCAAATACTAAGTTTATATAATTTATTTAGTCCCGTTATAACTTTGATAATGCCAATTATTTTATTAATAGTGCCTTTTTTTATGTTAAAATATAGCGGTGTTGATATAACACTAGATAGCTATTATGATGTGTTAAAGAAAATATTTTCATCACATGCTCTTGGTAATATAACAAATATATTTAGCAATGTTTCTATTCAACAAAGAGTATATGCTTTAGTATCATTAGGATTTTATTTATTTTCTATTTATCAAAACTCTTTAGTATGTTATAGATTTTATAAGAATTTTTATACTATTCATAATAATCTATTTTTATTGAGAGATTATTTGAATATAAGTATTGAAAATATGGAAACATTGGAGAAGAGTTGTTCGAATTATAAAACATATAAACCATTCTTAGAAAGTATAGAACCTAATAAAGAATTATGTATACGATTGAGAGATAAACTAAACACAATCTCTCCTTTTGAATTTAAAAATATATATAGCAAGTCAAATCAAATCGGATTTGTAATGAAATACTTTTACGAATTTCATACTAATCCAGATATTAACAGTGCCATTCAATTTACTTTAGGATTGAATTCATACTCAGAGTATATGAATGGATTAAATAGTCTTCATAGAGAGAAAATAATTAATAAATGTAAATTTGGTAAGAAAATGAAATTTGAGAATGCTTTTTATCCATATTTATTAAATAATGAACCAGTTAAAAATACTATTAATATGAAGAAAAATATAGCTATAACTGGGCCAAATGCTTCAGGTAAGACTACCATTCTTAAAACGACTCTATTAAATATTATATTCTCTCAATCCTTTGGATTTGGATTCTATTCAAAGGGTGTCATATCACCGTATAACAAAATTCATTGTTATTTAAATATTCCAGATACATCTGGTAGAGATAGTTTATTTCAAGCAGAAGCAAGGAGATGTAAAGAAATTTTAGAGAGTTTAGAAGACAATAAAAAACATTTTTGTATATTTGACGAATTATTTTCTGGAACAAATCCAAACGAAGCTTGTGCTAGTTCATATGGGTTTATTAAATATTTAATTAAAAAGAATAATATCGATTTTATTTTAACTACTCATTTATTAGATTTATGTAAGAAAATAGATGGTATTGTTGATAATTGTAATATGAATGTCATTTCAAAAGATAATTTTAATTTCAACTATACTTATAAAATTAATTATGGAATTTCAGAAATTAAAGGAGGCTTAAAAGTTTTAAAAGATTTGAACTATCCAGAATTTATATTGACCGAATCAAATAATTTATTAACAAAGTTATAATACGTTTATTTACTATTTTATTAATCTATTAAATAAATAATAATGTATGAGATTCTAATCAACCCAATTACCCTACTTTGTTTAGGCATTATATTTATGTTTACTTCATTATTGTTCTTTTATTTCAAGAGAACAATCTCCGTTTTAGAGAAAGCTCAAATGGATCAAGCACGTGTTTTACAGGGATTTATTACAAATATGGAAATGAGTCAACAATTGAATGCTCAGCGGATGAATCAAATGAATCAAATGGGTGGTGTTCCACCTCAACATCAAGTTAATGAAACCTCTCAATCATCAAACGATGGATTAATTGATGTATCAGATGATGATGATAGTGATAGTGATAGTGATAGTGAATATGAATCAGATAGTGATGCTGAAACAGAAAATAATGATGATGTATCAGTTGGATCTAAGTTAGAGATTGAACCCCAACTGATCCAATTAAATGAAGCAAGTGATGTTAAAATTATTCATCTAGAAGGAACCAATGATTTAGAAAATTCTAATATTGAAATTGCGAGTTTAGAGGAATTGGAAAATTTGGTTGATATTGATCAAGATGATGATGATACAAGTGATGATGATGATACAAGTGATGATGATAATGATGATGAGAATACAGAGGATAATACAAAGGAGAAAGTAGTCTTAGATAGTATTGTAATCGATAAGGAAATTAAAAAACTAGATAAAATAGATTATAAATCTTTAAACGTACAAGCTTTAAGGGATTATTGTATTACTTGTGGAGTCATTGAAAACGGAGATAAAAAAAATAAAAAAGAAATGCTTAAATTATTAGAGGATATGGAGAAATAAATAACCAAATACATTTTCTCTCACAGTATATATAATGAGCTGGGGAACTTGCACTGCTGGATCTAATAATATTCATTTTGATTTTCCACCTATTATGAGTGATGGAAGAAATTTTGCTCGATGGCAACCGGGAGCAGTCATTAATCAACAAATCAGAAAAGAAAATGATATTAAGACAAACTCACAATATAGACAATTTCTTACTGAGAATGCTGATTCTATTGTAAAAGCAAATCAATTAGAAGCTTGTGACAACTGTTGTTACTGTCCTGCTATGAGAACTGGAGAACCAATTTCCAACACACCATTTTTATATACATCTTGTATGGAGAAATCACAACCATATGGTTATGAAGATAGTGATCTAAAAAATTTATATTTATCATCATACGAACTTCAATGTAGAATGGTAGCACCAATAATAACTCAAGATCAATTCTTGAAACAAAAGATTCCAAATCCTAATTAAATATTTATTTATTAATTAATTTTAATTATTAAATAAATAATTCTATTATAAATCAATGAAGTTATTAAGTATTGATGTAGGAATTAAAAATTTAGCATTGTGTTTATTCAATGTAGAAAATAAAGAAAAATATGAAATACTAAATTGGGATGTTGTTAACCTATGTAATGAAATCGATGTCAAATGTTTTATGTGTAGTAAATCTGCCAAATTCATTAATAAAGAAATTTATTGTTGTAAAAAACATATACCTGACACAGGACTGTCATTGATTGATAAAGAATTGGAAATGAAAAATTTAAAAAAGACAAAAGTAAATGATATTAAAGAAATATTTAAAAGACATAATATTGAATTTGATAATAAAAAAAGTAAAGTATTATTATTGGATTATTTTGAAAAACTAATACCAGACAAATATGTAATTCCTTTTTCCAATAAAGTTAACTGTAATGATTTGAATTTAATTGAAATAGGTATTAATTTGAAAGATAAATTAAATACTTTATACGAAAATATGAAAATAGATACAGTGATAATAGAAAATCAAATTAGTCCGATTGCAAATAGAATGAAAACACTACAAGGAATGATAGCACAATATTTTATTTTAAATGATGTAACAGATATTCAGTTTATATCTGCATCTAATAAATTAAAGGATTATGTGTCAACAAAAACAACATATTCTGAGAGAAAACATAAAGGTATTGAAATATGTGAAGAAATTTTAGTGAATAATAATGATATTTGTCAATATTTAGATATGTTTAATACACATAAAAAAAAAGATGATTTAGCAGATTGTTTTTTACAAGGATTATGGTTCTTAAACAACAAATTATATATATATTAATGTGTTTGATTTAAAATTAAAGTTTCTAATTAATTCATAATGACCGAACCAGAAATTATCGATATAAGCAATTTAGATTCAGGAAGATCTATTAATATAAACAATAGTTTAGATGATATTACAGATATAAATATGGGTGGTAGAAGTTCATCCAATTTTGGCTCTGGGATAGAGTTACTAATGAATGATAAGAAAAAATCTGGCGGCACTAGTGGACTTTCAAGTGATATTGATGTAGGCGATTTATCAAACCTAGAAGACGAATTGAATGATTTATCAGGTATGGATGCTCCTAGAAAATCTATGAAATCAGCCCGTTCTGATATGTTCTCATCTGGATTTAAGTTAAATGAAGAAGTATTAGACGATCCTATTGTAGATGATAATACAAGTGTTCCTGAGCCGTTAAATTTAGGAGCGTCTACGAAAGAACAATCTCAAGAAGAAAAAAAGACTTGGGATGGTTATGGAAAATTTAATGATATTCCAATTAATCCTGATGTTACTAAGAGCAATATCGAACCCAAATTATCAAAAGAAGAATTATTGAAAGAGAAATTTGTATATCTACAAAAGTTAGAAAACCTAGAAAAGAAGGGTATTAAACTAACAAAGAAATATGATATGGAATCCAATCTATTGGAAATGAAGGGTGAATATGAATCTATTATATCTGAAAAAGAGAAGAAGAATGCTGTTAAATTCCAAGGAAAAATGTTAATGGCATGTATTACCGGAATAGAGTTTTTAAATAATCGTTTTGACCCATTTGATGTTAAGTTAGATGGATGGGGTGAACAAATCAATGAGAATATCGATGATTATGATGAGATTTTTGCGGAACTTCATGAAAAATACAAGTCAAAGGCAACGATGGCCCCCGAATTAAAACTTATGTTTCAATTAGGTGGTAGTGCTTTAATGGTTCATATGACCAATAGTATGTTCAAGTCAG